CGCCGTAACCATTTCCAGAAGTTCCACCAGTAATACCTGATGAACTATTTCCACCAACTGCAGTGTATCCAAATGCGGTACTAGAACCACCCGTAGCCTGGTAAGCACCAGCACCTATAGTAATTGGATATGTTTGAGCTAAACCAATGGTAATACTTAAATCTCTAGTTTGACCACTACCGCCACCGCCAGAGTAACAGCCGTCACCACTACCACCGCCACCGCCTCCAACTATTAAAAGTTCAGCAGCAAAAGCAGTAGATGAAAGTTGATCCCAAGCTTTACTTCCTTTTGGAGTTCCCTGAGCAATGGTTGATTTACTTACTTGACGTACAGCCATTAGGCAATCTCCGTACCATAAATTCCAAATGATAGGTTAGCACTTAATGCGTAAACAGTAACTACATCTGTTGCTTCTAAAGTTAATCCAATAGTTAAAACAGTTGTATCATTAGCGGCAATAGCAATGTCATATGCTAAGTAGTGCTGGTTTGCTAAAGTAGCACCTGCAGGACGAACAGAAATTCGGTAAGAACTAGCACTAGCACCACGATTAGCCACAGTAATAGTTGAAACTACTGCTTGCTTACCAGCACCTACGGTGTAGATATCTGTAGAGGTTGTAGCGGAAGGTGCGCTTTGTGCAAGCACCTTATATGTAAATGCCATGTTAGGCTCCCATCATTAGAAATATGTGAATGTCTTCTGGAATTGTTATTGTTGACCAACTAGTATCATAATCTGTACTAGAATCTTTAGTTAATACTTGACCAGTTGTACCACCTGTGGAAACACCAGGTCCTGCTGGTCCAGTTGGACCCGTAGGTCCAGTTGGTCCTGCAACTATGCTATCTGCGCCAGTAGCACCAGTAGCACCTGTAGCACCCGTTACTCCAGTGGCACCTGTTGGTCCCGTCGGACCCGTGACACCAGCAGTACCAGTTGCACCAGTGGGACCTGTGGGACCAGTAACAGTTGAGTCAGCACCAGTAGAGCCAGTCGGTCCAGTAGGTCCCGTAGGTCCTGTAGGACCCGTTGGTCCTTGCACAGTACTGTCTGCACCCGTAGGTCCAGTTGCACCTGTAATAGATGGACCAGTAGAACCTGTACTTCCAGTAGGTCCTGTAACGCCTTGTATACCTTGGATACCAGTAGAACCAGTAGCACCTGTACTACCTGTAGCCCCAGTCGGACCTGTATTACCTATTAACCCAGTAGATCCTGTTGATCCTGTAGCTCCTGTTGAACCAGTTGGACCAGTACTACCAGTGGAACCAGTTGAACCTGTAGGACCAGTTGGACCTGTTGGTCCCGTGCTACCTGTAGATCCTGTAGGACCAGTAACACCTATTGCTCCTTGTGGTCCTTGAGAGTTTGAAACAACAATTAATTGTTCGTCTACTGAAATAATTGTATTTGACATTATCTTGTTACCTCTGGTGTCACTGCGAATCTACCTTCTAATAATCTATAAACTTCTCCGCTACTTGATTCAACTTCTAGATCGTATAACCACCTACCAGGTGGGACAGTAGCCATAACTGAAGCAGAAACTGTAACTGATATTACTCCAACATTTGAAAGAGTTATATTTGTTGGGGAAGTTAAGTCTAGTAATTTTGTTGAATTACTAAATGAGCGTCTAACCTGCATCCTTCCAGAGTAACCAGTTAGGTTCCAAGGAGTACCATCATTTGAGACGGTAAATGTTTTTGAAAATGTTGCACCCTGTTTGGCTACAATGTTGTACTTACCACTCATAGTTCATCCTTAAGATGTAATGTAATGTGTTCATCTAAACGCTTTTCAATTCTGTCTACTGTACGAGCAATGTCTGGAAGACTTCTACCACCATTAGCCGTAGGCTGGATAGGATGTGTCAGTTCTTTAATGTAAGATTTTAATGGAGTTACAATAATCCATTTGCCTATTAATGCAATAATACCCAGTGATAACGATACAACAGTCAATGATTCTAACAATGTCATGTTGTAATCACCGTGTAGCCCACTGATTCAAGAGCTGCTTTTTCAGTAGCATTAACAACGTACTCATGTCCACCAAGATAAACTAGATCAGCAAGATCTAAATCATCTTGTGCTGGAAATCTATCTTCATAGAACTCACCATCAAGACGGTAAACAGTTACACCTTGTTTACGTGTGTAGCGAGCAAATAGGTGGTTACCACCCATAGGTCCTTCGTTCTCTACTGGTGGTACAAATAGGTATGGCATTTAAGTCCTTTCAGTACCTAGCAACACCCCCACCTTGTGGGTGGGAGTGAAGCTAGTTACTAAACTAGGCGATGCTAGAAGCAGACTCGATACGGTACAACGCTTCATTACGGTAGATAGCGTGTCCTAGAACACCGTACCAACCGATTGGACGCTGACGCATCAAACGATCTACGACTGGACCGATAACCACGTGTGGTTCTTCGGCAACAGCTTCAGCAAGTGCTTGCTGTCCACATAGGAACGTACGGTATACAGAAATGCTTGAAGCACCGTCTGAACCCTTACGTAGACGTGGAGATTCAATGAAGTAAGCACCTTCAAACTGACCAATTTCGCCAGCCCAGATTGCATCATTGCTCTGGTACTCGTGCGGGTTACGCCACGATGCAGCACCAGTTTCGGCACGAAGATCGTGAGATACTTCTGGGTGAATACCACACCAGTATAGTGATCCCTTACGACCATTAGCCTTGTTGGAACGAAGCTTTGCAACAGCGTAACGGATATCGGCAGCAGATAGTGTGTCATCTGAAGTGATACCTGAAGTTGTTGTTGCAGTGGTTGTTCCACCAGTTGCGTAAAGTACGTTAGTACCTGTTAGCAATGCATCCTGTGCTAGTTCGTCAATAGAATCAGCCATGTTGAATGCAATGATGTTAGCAACAGCAGGGTCTACATCTGCAAGAGATAGAAGACCAAGCTTCTTGCTAACCAAAGTAGCGTTACCATACTCGTTTAGAGTAATAGTTACGATGTCTGGAGTTGCAAGAGCAACTGCAGTTGGATCTACTTCTTCAGACAGAACGCTCTTAGCAACTGCCATGTCGTTGTAGATCTGTAGAGCTACAGATGAACCTGGCATTGCCTGACGTGCTGGCTTCTTGTCTGCTACTGAACGTAGCAATGGGGTTGAGCGTAGTTCAAATTCAACAAGGCGATCATACGCCTTCTGAACCAGACCAGCACCGTTAGATGGTGTGAATGTACCAACGTTGGAAGCGGAAGAGTAAGCTCCACCACCGAGACCACCGTTAGTTGCTGCACTACCACCCGATAAGCCTGTTACAGCCATGATTATTCCTTAGGGGTTGTGTGATTGATTACGAATCTGCGCCGTAAATCATTTCCATTAATTCTTCGGCACTCTGAGCGTTGTTAAGACGTGAGAACATGTCATTAACATCGTCAGGAGAAAGAGCAGAGCCTGTTACAGCATCAATCTGTCGCAGTGTAGATAGATTTTCTTGGTCTACCATAGGCTGCTTTACTTGAGCCTGAACACCAAAGACTTCTCCATACTCATCCAACCATTTGCTAATTGATTCTGGATCATTAGCAACATCTGATGGAATAAATGTAGCAATCTTAGGATTAACTCCTCTTTCATTTAGAACGGAACTGACGACAGACTGACGCTGAAAGCTACGTAAACCTTCTAGTTCAGTTTCTAGTTCCTTGATACGCTTAGACTTAGCGCGATCAGCTTTACGTAAGTTCTGTAACCCACCAGTCTGATCATCTTCTTCCAAGAAGTCGTCGTCTTCGTACCATTCATTGTTGTTACTCATCGTAACTATCTCCCTTATTCATTAGTTGAGCGCAGACCACAAAGCTATACGGGGAATATAGCTTGGCTTCCACTACCAGTCTGTTACGTCGTTGGGGCTGGTCGATCCAACGAGAGATTTATACTTGAGCCTTGCGACTCAATGATCCAGCCTTAATACCAGACTGTCCACCAAATTCTGCACGAGCTTGAGATGCTAAACGCTTAGTGCGCTTGCTTGTTTGACCAAGAAGATTTTCTCTTTCAAGTTCTTGCTGCAAACCTTCTGTACTAGTTTCACCAAACATACGAGATGCTTGTTCAATACCAGTTTTTTGTTCAGCAATTTTAGATAATCCAGCACGTGCTTGGTTGCGATTAATTCCTTGACTAGAAATAAAATCTGCACCAAGAGCAGACTTAACGCCAGTTTCTGTTTCAGCAGCTCTAATCTCGGCAACATTAATTTTTGTATTAAGAAATTTAGATCCTTCTTTACCAAGAAGAAGACTAGTAGCTAACTCATTATCGGTAACACCTGGATACATACGCTTTAGTTCATCAACTAATGCCTTATCTCCAGAGTCAACCGCTTTAGTTACACGAGTATAAGCAACATCAAAGCGATCATTTAACTCACTAACAGATACATCATTAGCGATAAACTTTTCATAATTTTCACGTTTAGCTAAACTGTTTGCACCATAAGAAGCAAGAGTTTCAGCATACATACTTTCTTGCTGAAGGTAAGCACCTTCTGAAAGCATGTTTTTACCAGCAGCTAAACGATCAAAGTTACCTTTAAATCTTGTTTTATAAGTTTCTGATTTACGCAAATCTTCATAAACAAGATTAGTATTATCTATTCCATTGTTTTGAATTGATTCAGTAATAACATCTGCTAATTCTTGTAGACCATTATCAATAAATAACTGACGTAAAGTATCCCAACCAGCCATGCTACATTCCCATTCTAGTTAGGATATCGCGTCCTGCGCCCATAATTTTATCTGAATTCTTTTTGATGTCAGCCCAATCATCTGTTTTGTAGAGAGTTTTACGCAAAGCATCTCCAACAATTGGCTGACCTTTATCATCTTTAGCTGCCATTGATTGCTGTACCCACTTGTTATTCATGTCAAGTGTGCGGTAATCGATATCCATTTCTTGCGAAATAATATTTTTAAATCCTGCAGCAAGATCGTCAAGACTATTAATGTCGCTTAGTCTGTCAGCCCAGTGTGAATACTGTTGTTTAGCCATTGCAGTAATATCATCCTTGGCTTTGCCAGGATCAAAGTTTCCACTTTTTGCTGCAGCACGTACACTATCAAGTACCCAACTATCAGATACTGTTACACCATTACGTTTAGCCCAGTCGCGGATACTGCTCTCAGTATCTCCAGCCTTACCAAATAAAGAACCAGCAACATCTTGTGCGCTCTGGCTACCGTAGGCTATGTAAGTTGAAAGAACACTTGTTAACTCATTGTCATTAAGACCGTCACGCAATGCGTTCTTAGATAGTTCAGTTAGTTCAGCATCAGAAAGAGTAGTTCCATACTTAGCAGCTAAAGCACTAACACGTGCTTTCTCGTTGCCAATCTGCTTATTAAATTCTTCTGCCTGAGCAGGATCGTTTTCTAAAGTGTAGTAGTTTCTCTGTGAAGCACTCTTTGTTTTGTACCAGTTAAGAGATTGAAGGCGAACATTAAACTGTTCTTTAGTCCACTCAGTACCATTCTTCATGGCAGTCCAAGCTTCATTAAACAAATTAGTTAGTTCTGGATCTGCTTGAATAATTGCTAGTGGAACTTTATACAGATCGGCTTGTGCGGCGGCAGATACCCAACCATCGTTATCATCCCAAGCAAAATCACCACTTGGTTGTGGTGGTTGTACCCATTTGCCCTTTGTATCTTTAACCCAAGCAGCACCAGGACGATCTTCAGTTACGGTAGTTGAGGTAGTTTTATTACCCTTAGTAACCGTTGTTGTTTTACTCGTAGCCATTTTAACCTAATTGAATTGGAGCTTTTAAAGCATCACGGAAATAGTTAATGAATGTAGTTGCTTTGTTATAGTTCTCTGCTTGAGGATCAGCCAGTGCTTGCTCTCGCATTGCAAGTGCTTGATCTCCAGCAGTAACTCCACCAGTTATAGTGGTAACAGAGTTGTCACCACTACGGCGAATCTCTGTAGTCTGTGGAGCCATAGCATTTAACTTGTCAGCAATTAATTTAGCAGTCTCAGTATCTGCTCCCTGACCAGTGTATTTTTGGAACATCTGATCTAGTGCAATTTCAATATCACCAGTATCAAAGTTATTAACGCTTACGTTCTTTTCATAGCGTGGTGATTGGTAACCGCCACCATCCTTAGTGCCGTCAACGTTAAATTGACCCTTGTAACTTTTAACAAAATCTTCAAAGGTAGAAAATACACGCTTGCCATATGTTTGAGCATTAGCAATATTAGCATTTAATTCTGTAGTGCGATAAACCGCACTTGCAATAATATCTCTTGTAAAAGAATCAGCATAGTTAGGACTAGCTTGTTTCATTGCTTCAAGATATTTAATATCTTCTGGACGAGTAACAAATTTATTAGCAATAAATAAACTACGCAATTCATTTAACTTGCCAGAGTTTTGATATTCAATTGCAATTCTAGCTACTGCAGAATTAAAACTTTCTGGTCTAAGATCTTTTGATTGATAAATATTACCTGATTTATTTGCAATAAAAGATACTGGTACTTCAGAGTTAGGATCACTGGCTCCAAGTTTTGGATCTTTATAAACAATAAGTTCACCATCAGCAGATGGAATAAAAGCATTCTTCCATCTACGCTGACTTAATGCATCATCTGGTGTAGCAACAGGAGAGTTGGTAAGATAATCAAGTTTAGCTTGTTCATCTGCACTGTCAGCTTGATAAGGACTTTGAGTTTTTGTTCCACCTATAGGTGCAAGTTCTTTTGCTGTTGCAGCAGCTTCTGCAGCTTCTGCATCAGTTTTAGCATTGCGGATTGCTTCAAGAGCATCTTGATATTTTTTTGCTTTAACTGCATCAGCACCCATTTGACCTTTTGTTGGGGGAGCTGGTCTGTTTTTCTTTTCTTCTTTTTTTATTTTTGTTTCTTCAGTTATAGCAGCCCACTGTTCTGGAGTTAACTGAGTAAATCCAGGACCATAAGGCTTTGAAGGGTTTTTTAATCTGGCAATACGCTCTTCTTCTGCCTTCTTAATATCGTCATTAACAGACATTGTTACCCATTCCTATTAATTCCAGCACGACCATCTCGTGATTTAGCATTCATTAGTTTTGATAGTCCGTAGTTGTAATACTGTTCAATAGTTTTAGTATTATCAGAACGGATTAGTTCTTTAATTGCAGCTTCTGCTGCTGCTTTTTCTTCGCGCTTTAAGTCAGATCCATTGGCTGCTTCAAGTGAATCAATATACGCAGCTTGCTTCATAAACCTTGAGTAGATGTCATAGGCTTGAATAATTTTAAGCTTAAGATCTTTAGGTACATCAGCATTAGGGGACATTGCATAGTTGTAAGCATTGTTAGCAAATTCATAGGCACTAGTATTATCTAAACCACTAGCCATATGTTGCTCAAGACCAGGAACTTGCATCTTAATTAATGCACGTTGCTGCTTATACTTATCTACAACTGCTCTACGTTCAGCAACGAAACTAAATGGTAGTGGCTTAAGTTCATTAGCTTCTTTATTATTTAAATCGTAGTACGCATTAACATGTTCTTGCATAATGATTCTATTAAAGTATGCATCTATGTCCACATTCTGCGCTATACCTGCAGCAGTAGCCCATTGCCATACACCAGGACTAAACTCACCATTGCTAGGAGCAAACAGTAATGCACCCGCTCCATACTGATCAACATCTGACTGGTTTTTAATAGTCCAATTTTGCATTTCTGAACTAAATTTAAGAATAGGTTGAATCTCTTTAGACTTTTTAGATACAAGGTATGCAATCTTGCCTGGGTTATCACCCATCCATGTTGCTAATGCCATCTCATATGGGTCACTAGCATCTGGATACTTTTGCTTTACCTGATCTAGCACTTCATAGAATGTTTCCTGCATAGATACTACGCCTGAATCAAGCATGTACTCAGGTAAGTCTTTATTACCTTTAAGTTGTACAGACATAGGAAGAACCATTCCCAATAGTGCACGTGTAACAATAATGTTGTGTGCACTAATGCGTGTATTCTTTAGGTATTCCATTTTATCTGCTTCAAACAAAGCAGTGTCTATACTGCCATCTGGCAAGATGTACTTAGGATCCTTTGGATTAACACCATAACCATTGGCTTGATTGTAACTAATAGCTTGTGTAAGAGCTGAGATTTCCTGTGTTGACTTCTCATCAGGACTTAACATGCTCCAGATGTTACGTGCAAACTTAGGAGTAACTGCATTATAAAGCGTTACGTTATCACCAAGGCTACCCATTAAAGTATTATCTAGGTCTTCAGCAAGGTTCTTTGTTGGATCAAACTTACCAAGCAAAGCTTTACCTGTAAGGATTGACAATGAAGCCATTGGACCCGAAAGGTAAGGCATACCAGCATCAGTCTGGAACGAAGGATTACCAGCAGTTAAGTTAAACGTAATGTTGCTGAATAAAGGTTGCTTCATACTTTCAGTATTGCCAGTTAATGTACGAATAGTGCTATCAACTGCACTGTAGATAACATCATCCATAGGCAAGATTACATAAGGCTGACCATCTGGATCCGTATGTACTTCACCTACAGCATCAAAGCCTTGATTAATTAATCTTAGACGATAGATGGTTTGAAGCGGGTAGTCTTTAGTGAGACGATACATACGACGATGAAAGTCTTCAACTGCACGGTAGAAACGACCTACTGTTCGCATGTTGTAAGCAAATACAGTCTGCATGGCAGGGTTATCAGAGAACTTAAGTACATGTTGAGTAGCATCATTTATAGCTTTGTTGCCAAATACTTTAGCTGCTTGTTCTTTTGCATTGCGATCAATTGTATCCAATGCTTTATCGCTAAGAACTCTACCTTCATCTTCAAGTTGTTTAACACGACTGTTGTAAAGATCGTTAGCCATCTTCAATTCGCCAGCTTGGTACTGTTCACGGAAGGCAAGGTAGTGCATAGTTACTACTGGTTGGCGCATAATGTTGTCAGTCTGACGAGCCATCAAATCAAAAGCTTTATCTTGACCGTGCTCACGAATCCAAGTTGCAAGATCAGTAGTAACACCATCAAAGTCAAGGTCAGTCATTACTCTGCCTTCAACTCTTTTACCTTTAATTAATCCTCGGTAATCATCAAAGGTTAATGTACGTAAAATTTTACGATGATCAGTAATTCCGTTAGCCATTGCTTCTTCAAAGTATTTAATTAACTTTGGATTGTATTGTAATGGTCCACCGTGAAAAGCATTGTACGTATCTTTAAGACCAGCGGTAACAAACTCAAGCATCTTATCAGCATCATCTGCAAGATCTTTATAACTATCAAAAAATCTAGTGCTATCTATAAATGCTTTGATGTTATCTGCTTCATCAACTGCTGGTATCCAACGACCTTCAGCATTTTTAATAAAACCAAGGTTACGCATTAACTCAGAAGAAGCTCTTGCAAAATCATCAGCATCAAAAATACCGTTATTGCGTAAAAATGTAGCACCAAAACTAAATGTGCGATCTTCACCATTTTTAGTTTTAAACGTAAAGCCACGATCATTAAAGATACGAGTCATATTATCAAACATAGTGATGTCAATATCAGAGTCTGACATGTCTCTAGTATCAACTGCACGTATAGAACCCTTAGGTGCAACACCAAGAGCATCCATTGAGATGTCTACTTGACCTCTATCTAAAAGTACTGGTGTAACCATGCTATCTGAACGACCAAGTGCAGCAGCATTTACGTTACGGCTAGATACATCACGCAAAACATTTGGATTATCAATAATAAGTTCGCGCATCCACTGTTGCTTAACTGGATCTAGTCTTCCAGCACGGCGAGCAATAGCACGATCAACTAATTCAGCACGAACAAGTTCATCAATTTCCCATTGAGACTTTTTCTTATTAGCCTTTTCAATTCCCTTACGTATATCAATACGTGTTTCTTGGCTGATATCTCTTACTGCACCAAATTCACGACCAAGTACTTTACCTATAGCAACTTGAATACCATTCTTAATTGGACCAACAGCAGATAAATCGCCAGTTGCTGAAGCTTGGATTTTATTAAACTTACGAGCAGCACCATAGTTTTTAATTAACGCACCGTTAGCGTACATCAAGAACATAAAGCCTTCGTCAATTGCAGTACGAATACCCAACTGAGGAACAAGTGTAAGAGTTGTCCATAGGTCTGTAGCAATACCAGTAACTCTGTGGTTATATGCTCCACCAATTACTTGTGGAATATATTCAATTAACTTTTTGTCACCTTTATTAAGTGATCTACTAGCAGCAAATTCAGAAATTGCTCTCCAGTCTGGTGCGGTTACGTAATTCTGAAATTGACTAGCATGTAAAGGACCAGTTGAAGCGATTGATCTGCCCTGAGCCAAACCAAATCTTTCAGGCATTGGTGCATTATCTAATACTTCCCAAGTTGTTTTATTACCAAAGTGAGCATCAAGAGATTTTTTAATAAACTCTTCTCCACCATCCATGCCATGAATACCAGCACGACGCATATTTAATTCAAAGATGGAGCGATGCATTGCAAATCGATCAGCTTGACTAGATCTTAAGAAATCCATAGTAGCAACTTCAGCTAGATCGCGACGACCAAATGCAAGGAATGCTTGCTTGCGAAATATGTCAGCAGTCTTAGCTACGTTTGCATCGTCATGGTAAACAATAGAACGACCAGGATGCAACTGAACTTGTTGTTGAATAAATTTTTGTAAAAAGTTTTGTTGTTTTTGCGCTTTAATTTCAACGCCACTTACATTGTCACTTAAAAGTTGTGGACGAAGATCTGCATATTGAATTGGAGTTTCATCGTAATCTACTTTACCAGTAAAAAATTCACGAGTACGTTCTTTTGCTTTCATTACAAATTCGCGAGAACTTTTTACGTGATCTGCTCCATTAATTGCATAAGTTTTATCTACTGTGCGACCACGAACAAATTTAGTAAATGCTCCAGTTTCATCATTATCAAACTGACGAACAAGACTTGGAAGATCTGTTACGCCTAAACCTGACCAGAATTCAATCTCTTCAATTGTGCCATGAGCAGGAGATGCTTTTTGAATTCTAGCAACAGCTTCATTCATTGCAGCTGGATCATCAAGTTCTTTAGCTTTTGTATAGTCACCAATTCCACGAGTGTAACTATCAAATACTGGAGCAACATCAGCACGAGCAAGATAGGTGGGAACATCGTCACCAGTTTTAATTGCAGCAGCAAGTTTTTCAGCTTTGCCCGCTGCTTTAGCAGCAACAGAACCACCAAGTGTTAAATAAGTTAATGGATCTGCAAAGATTTGATAAGCTAAATCAATAGTGCCACTAGTTAATGAAAATAATTTTTTATTATCTTCAACGCTAACGCCTAAAGAATTAGCTACAAACCTGCCAATGTTACGACCTGGAGATAGTTGTGCTCTAGAAAATTCACCAACCATAATGCCAAAAGCTTCTGGTTCATTAAACATAGAATTAATGGCAGTTAAAATAGCAGGGTCGTTAGGACCCCAAGCATCAATAATTTCTCCTGGAGTATCACCAGCAAGAACATGCATAGCTACAAAGCTTTCAGCTCCGCCATACTTATTAACTAATTCATCTGATATTGATTCATCGTAAAGATACTTGCCCTCAAAAGATTTATCAAAATTAGCACGAGTCCAAAATGATTCACGATTAATAATTGAATTTTGAAGCATGTTGCCAGCAGTGTTTATTGCTTTACCGTATTGTGCTCCAGCTGCCATGAGAAAACGAAACGGACTTTTAATTACGTCACCAACAGATAGACCGTCATCAAGACCTAAAACTTTTCTAAATGTTTCATTCTGAATAATTGCGCCGTTGTCTGGTTTATTTTGATAATCAATGTTGTAGTAAGTCTTTAATACTTCTTGCATACCAGGTTCAAGCTTTTTAAATTCTTCTCCTGCTTGACCGCCACGCATACGCATAAGTTTTTCATGCGTAGTTTTAATACCTGACCAGTTTTCAATTAAGTTTTTTTCTTCACGAGTTAAAGCGGTACGTGCACCCGCAGCATAAAGAGCAGGACTAACATTTGCAACATTTGCATCTAGTTTGCGAATGGCAGCACTAGATGGATCATTTGGAGTATTTCCAAAAGTAGATACAGTTGGAGTTAATTCTGGAGTAAATGCTGCAAAGCTTGGCGACGCCCCATCAAATTCTGGTTGCACTGTCACTAGAAAATGCCTTTACTTTGCATTTCTCGTAATATCATTTCTACTTCGCCTGATGGATCGCTTTGAGATAAACGAGTAAGAATTTGTGAAGGATTAAATGTACGTGCAGGTAAGTTAAGAATTTCTGGACCAGCACCTTCACCCATTGGGTTACCAGTAGTAACTGGTTCATTTGGATTTTGAGTGGGATCAAATAATCCAACAACAGGAGGTAGAGTTGGAACTGGTTGTGCTTTAGCCATTGGAGCACCAGACATTATTTCTTGAGTAGCCTTGCGATCTCCATAAACATTTGGATCACTATTAACCATATCAGTACGCTGTGACAAAGCACCTGGACCAGATACTGGTTTGGCTTGAGTATTAGTACGTTGTGTACGTGGTCCACCTTGCTGTGCCATAACTAATCCTCTTCTTCTTCCTCGTAATTAAAATCATTCTCTAATGCATGTTGAATTAATCCAGTTACATGCCATACTGGTGACTTATCATCGTAGATAGTACTTGCCCACCATTGACCATCACCATCAAAAAATTCTGCGGTAACAAAATATGTAGTACAAAATGCACCGTCTTTATGAAATGTGTGTCCGTACTCGTCAAGTAAATCTTTTAATTTAGTTCTAAATAAAGCTAATCGTTCTTCTTCTGTCATGCCCCGCCACCCAGACGAGCTAGAATACTAGCAACATCTGGTGGTGGTCCCGCTGGTTGACCTGCTTGTTGTGGTGGTGCAGGTGGAGCACCCTGTTGCATTCCTTCAGGAGCTTCAGGTTGTTCAGGCATTCCTGGAGCTTCTTCTGTTTCGCCTTCTTCTTTCTTAAAAATTTCCATAACAGCATCTTCAATAGAAGTGCCCTTCTTTTTCATATCAATTACATTAGCAATCTTTTCAATAATTTCTGAAGGATCTGCTCCTTGAGCAGCCATCTGTGGAATTGCTTGAGTTAATGCTCCAATAGATCCAGAAAGGGCATCTCGCATTCGCTCGATATCAATGCGGTCTTTTTCAAGACCAACATTCATACTCCAAGGTAGTTCGCTCATTACAAACTCACGAGATAGCAAGCCAGCTTGCAAAGCCTGTAGTGAGAAAATAAGTGCGCGAGATGGATCAAGTCCAGCCATAACTCCATAGCGAACCTGAATACTGTAGTCGCTTTTAATATCTTTAGAAGGCTTGTAGCTAATTTCGTATGGTGCACCTTGGTAAATGCCAGCCATTCTTTTATCTTCGTCAAATAAAGTCTGATCAATGTGGAAACAAAGTTCCATAACCTTCTGGAATGTTTCAGCAAGAATTTGCTGTCCAGCCTTTATCTGCGAATCAAAGCCGCCAAGAAGTGCTTGAACTCCAGAACCTGTAATAATAGACGCATCAATGTTACCTGATCTTCCCTCTGGGTAACGAGCACCCATTCTCATTTCTTGCTCAAGTAGTTGCTGTTCGGTAAACGCACCAGTAGGCAACTCAAGGGCTACACGACGTACGCCAGCAGGATTGTTTGTGCGGATAACAGAGTCAGGACCAAAAGCAAATTCAGATACGTCATTAGGTAGAACCAATGGAGCTTGTACAGATTTTTCTGCAGCTTCCATAGCCAACATGCTAAAGCGAGCACGAGCAATCTGCGCCCAAAGTACGTCATCAAACTGACCGCGGGGGTCATCTAAGTCAAGTCCTGGACGACGAGCAACTACAACTGAAAGCATTCCAATTGGATTTTTAGCCTTACGAAGAACCAAGTTACCGCGTTGAGGTAAGAACAAAACTACCTGATCAGCATCTTCATAACGCATTAGTTCCATATTGGTGTCGTAGTCAGTCATGTCACGACCAAGACTTCCAATAATTACGCTTTCGTATTCAGGAAAGTCAACAACTAATTCACGAATAGTCTTAATGTACTTCTTGGTAAATGACACACAACGACCAAAGCGATCAAACTCTGGGTAAGAACCCATTGGATTCTCAATACGAATGTGTGGCATCTTTGCGTCAAAATTTGCATCAACAAAGATTGGCAAGAAACCATAGGTTAAGTACCAGTCAGCACCTGTATACATCTGAGTCTGAAGACTAGAGAATTCAACATAGTTGTTGGCAATGATAGTTCGCTTGTCAGAAAACTTCTTTGCTTTATCGGAGTTAATACTTGGAGTTGAGCAGTTAAACGAAGGAAGTGGAGCAAGAACTTCAGCAATGTCACGGGCAGCAACGTCAACAAAGTTAGCAATCATTGGACGAGACATGCCCTCTGGGAACATATCTGGGTAGACGGACTCCATGTTGCCACGGCGAACAGCAGTAATATCTGCCATGCGATAGTCACGTTCACTATATCGACGTGTAAGAGCTAATACCTTATTGGTTACTTGCTCGGTTGATAATGCCATTTAATTTCCTAGTATAGACCTGACAATGTTTCCATTGCCATCTCATCAAGGTTTACAATACCCTGCATAGCAACGTTTCTTCTTGTTGCCCACTTGTTATTTGCATGAGCCGTTCTGAAATTACTTTGTTGAATTAATTCTTTTGCTCTAATCTCACAGAACCATAGTGCCATGACACAGTCAGTTGGTCCTTTAGTATCAGCTTTCCAGGTGATTAACTGGTTAACCAAAGCCTTAACGTGTTCATTAGAGTTATCAGGAAGCTCAATAAGGTTATCCCGATTGTACTTTCCATCACGCATACTACCAAACAAGGATGACATGGCAGCTACACCGAAGTTAACATCCCACTTGTTCTTGCTGGTAAAGTGCTCCCGTAGTGCCGTACCACGGCTGGCAAGCCACATTCGCAGCTGATCATCAAGCGAGAAGGCTTTCTGATAAGCGTTGATTTCAATGCGTAGCTCTTGGGGTTTGTATTCTTCTACCCATTCCTTGATTAAGCTATCAATTTTTTGTGGCGTAGATTCAGCCATATTGTGCACGTCAAGGACATACCGTTTGTTGGTCTCTCGGTTAACTGCATAGACAACCATGGCGGTTTTACCAGACATGGCAGGATCGAGTCCCATGATAACAAACCAAGAACCCTCTGGTTTAGGGTGACCAGGAGCATTAAAGTTTAATCTGCCCACTTTACGCATACGGTTGATTGAACCATTAACAACGGGAAGGGGGAAGATAGCATCTTCTTCGACATCTTGCTGTTGATAAACAAGTGCCCACGTGGAGGGGCTAACCTCGCTACGACGGTCAAACAGTCGCCTACCGTCCCACTTTACAAAGTGCCCGTTTTCATCGGGTGTAAGCAATTCTGGATCATCAAACTCGTCAGCCCCATCCAGCGGTCTATCAGACCTAGCCCAGAGTGTCTTCCACTTCTCAGGCTTATCGTCAAACTCAAGTACAGCTGGCATGGCTAGGTAAGTGAAAGGTGACTTACCGCCAGTCCAGTGCTCTGGATTTCTAATTTCTTTATATAGATCTATGGAGGAAACTCTAGTCCCTGCAATCAGCAGCGTCCCAGTCGAACCCACACGGGTAACTACCATCTTCTGCAACCAGTTGAGCTGCTTCTCCCATTCGTGCGCGTTTGTCGTTGAGACAATATCGTCCATGATAATTAGATCCGCACGAGTACCGTAGATCTGTTGTCCAATACCAAGAGCTTGAACCGTCGGGTCCTTCTCTCCTGATTCGCGTTCGAGATAAATTCTGTCTGCAGTCCATTGGTCTGCTGTCTCCTTGTAGCCCCCTGGGGGTCCATACACCTGTTGCATCTTAAGCCATGGCTCTTCAGTCATGCGCTGCTTCAGGGAGTATAAGAACTCTTTGGCGCGGGTCTGGGTCTGAGAAATGATAACAATGCGGATATTTGGGTTAAGCGCAATTTTGTACATGGCGTAGTTAACCGTCATTGTGGTTGATTTGGCGTGTTCAGGTGGCACGTTAATCAGGAGCCTACGGCGGTTACCTGGCTCATAGGTCATGGAAGGGTGTTGCCACGTCGGGTCGTGACCCTCAAGAACGTCAATCCAGTTTTGCTGATGAGGGAATACCTCGGTGTTCAAGAACTCTCTGGAGAACGTGGCAAAATCTATATTATGTTTATTCTCGCCTAATGAGGCGGCAATGGCATCTGACCCAAAGTTAGAAGCTTCCTCGACCTGCGCCGCGAATTCCCCATCTAGGAGCCAAGTTCTTAGGCTGGTCTTCTTCTTTCCCACAGCAGCAAGGGCGGAATCCATATCGATGCCCTGCTTGAGAAATGAAATAAACTTTCTCTGATCTTCAATTTGCCGAAGTCTGGTATGGTGTTGATCTCCAGCTTTAGCAGCCATAATAAACCTAATTATTCTCTAGTTATAATATAATACTATAAAGACTATAGCGAGACCTCGTAGAAGGTCTCGTAGTTAATAGGCAAGCCATAAGGCAGGCTTGCTTAATATTATAACCTCTACTAATACTAACCCTGTTACAAAAGACTTGTAACGCTCTGTTACCAAATTGTTACCTAAATCACATAGATTGTTATAAACAAAACAAATAGATAATACTAGGGGCAAANNCTACAGTATTACTTCCGCTGTCGCTTAATAACCGTGGGTCAAGTTGGTTCGTTCTTTTCTCGCTACATTTCGTTCAGAAGCATAGCTTCTTCACTACATTCCGCTCGCGTTAGACCCCCCTATCGGGTGGTAGAGACTACGGAATCTAGTACTAAACAACTATGGTTTAGTTTAAATACAAGTCTGACTAGAGCCAGACTAAAGACCTCGACTGTTCTTACTGTTGACTGTCTCATACATACAAAACTAGGGGGCTAAGTTATGTTTCAGAAAAGATGTAATTTTTATTTAGTCTTTTGAAAGGAGACTATCGTGTTACAAACTATCAATGGTTTCGACCTTCTTCTAGTCCTTGTCATCATCGGTCTTGTCTTCAAGGCAATGCGCCTTAATGACGAATGCAACTCATACGTGCGCCAGATCGTAGAAGTATCTCAGCAGAACGTCCTGCTCACACGAGAAATAGTTCAATGGGAAGCCAAGTATGAATACGACTTAGATCTAGCAGAACCAGCCTTCACGCCTGCATTCCTACCAGATCCTTGTGACTTCTGCACAGACAGCAAACCACGAGAAATCTACCCAGCGTGTACCTGTACACCATTCTAGTCTCTAGTGACGACCACCCCGCCCTGCGTGGTGTGGTCGTTGCTATGGATTCAAATGGGTCCTCAGTCACAGAACAAGGAGTATACAATGACTGATTTACGTACGTACGGAGATGATGAGAAACTCTCAAGCATCCTCGATGTTATGAAGCAAGCGGGTCTATTTGACCGTGTTATCGCAGTCAAGTCGCTAGTAGATGACGATGACTTAGACACAGAAGACGAGGACTGGGTAGATGTACAGTCCAAGTATGGACACGACACCACGGACTATGTCTTTGGTGACCGCTCAGAAACCAGAGCAGGCACTATCTCAATCGAGACAGAGCCTGTATCAGGACACGACTGGGCATCTCCAGTTCAACACACAGGTCGCAAGATTTACGTTATCTCTGGCACAAAGGCTATGTGTGGACTCAAAGAAGCAGACTGCTTCGACCCTACCTGCCGTCACGTTCCAGTACTAGAGGAACAAGAGGAGGAACGCTATGAATTCAAGCAAGATTGGAACTCAATGGCAGCTATACACACCATCAAGATTAGAACTATGTCAGAACTGCGACAAAGTTTTAGTATCCAAATAAGAATAGGCTTACGCCCCCACTTTGTGGGGGGCGTAAGCCACTCAACAGAAAAAGGAGCAAGGATGAACAACGAACTAACAGTGACAGGTAAGTTAAAGAACATCAAGGAGTTCGACCAGTACGGCTTGATGATTGTGGGTCAGTTGACCCAAAAGGTTGGAAACGAACGAGCAAAGTTCACTATTCCAGTAGCCTGCTTCGATGAAAGCGTAGCAAGCACACTGCGAGGACTGCGTGAGATGCAAGACGGACAAGGCTTTACACCAGTAGTGAATATCGTAGGTGAATTAGACACCAAGTTCGATACTCGCCAAGGCGTTGAGTTAAGTGATCGTCGCGCACCACTCACCCGTGTACTTATCAAGTCCGTAGAACTAGCAGAAGTCTAGTTCAACCGAGAGGGGACTGGGGCATTAGCCCTGGTCCTCTCTCTCTTTCTAAAGGAGTAGATTCCAAAGTGTTTACTAAGTTTGTAGACAACAATGCTACTACTAAGTGCAGTCATATCTATAGCCCTGAATGTAGTAGCTGTGGAGAAGACAACACATACAGATGGATAGTTTGTTCAAGATATAAAACTGACTGTCCTGAATTTATCTGCACACAATGTGGAGAAATAGAAACAATAACCGAGAGGAACAACAAGTGAGTACAACAAAAGAAATAGATCTAGGCGCACTAACTAAAGAACATCTAAACATTGTTCAAGATGTATACAAGATCATGGCATTCCTATTAGATGCTAATGCTAAACACGACGAGCTTACAACAGAAACACTTGAGCTAATTGACCTTGCTACTAATCATATCAAAGTACGTGATGGTGTACTAAAGTACTTTGCTGATGCACCATTTAATGTCCGTGTAGATATTATGAAATCATTTACAACTATTAGCCAAGCAATGGTTGATAGTGAAGATGATAATGCAGAAGCAATTGGTTACACATCAATGATGTTAGCTGCGTTCTTGCTATGTCATGCAGGTATGTTGGCAGACTTTGATGAAGACCGTGATGTTGATCATGAACTTCAGTTAGTTGACAATCTATTACGAGAAGCAGATACATTGGGCTGCACTGCCAGCCTACTAGGACTGTTAAAGATGGCACGTAATTATGACATCCCACCAGCAGTTTTCTATGCATCAATAGAAGCTAACTCATTCCATGTAACAACAGATCCGAATGCACTGTAAATGATTAAGGCTGAAGCTGTATGCAATAGGTGCAACACACCTGTTGAGTTTCAACATGTGACACCAGGTTACTTTGCTTGGTGTCCACATCACGATGAAGATCTATTTAAATTCGAGTGCAAGTTGGAGGTATGGAATGATTAAGACAAGCAGCGGTACTGTGTACTACACACAAAAAGAAATGACTGACAAAATCAATGAAGTCATGGAAGATGGCTACAAAATTACCAATGCTATCTATGAAAAAGCAAGAGAGATGGATTGGTGTAGCGAGTATGATGACTGGGCTTATGAAGTAAATAAAGATCTTAAGTTCTTTGAAATACCAGTTATGCGTAGAGAATATGCAGTTACATATACATTGACACGCTATCAAGAAGTAGAAGTAACAGTGCAAGTAACTGCACGTGATGAAGATGATGCAGAAGATCAAGCCGATGAAGCATACTGCTTAAGCGAATTGATTGAAAAAGCAGATGAAGATGAATGGATAACAAAGAACGAAGAGATTGAAAAAGTAGAAGCACAGGAGATTTAATGAACATCAAAGACGAGCCGTGGTTTAGCGACCCGTTTGGTTGGTACGAACAGGAAAATTACCCAGAGATTGTAGGCATACAATTAACTGACAAGATTGCCCTTGATTTTCTTCAAGGTTTATATCAGATCTATCAGTTACTTAAACGCAATCAACGCACAGAAGCAATTAAAGATGCAGAAACACTAGCAGTACTACTACTAGCTAGTGCTTATGACTACTACTACTAGCTAGTGCTTATGACTATGGACAAGAAGCCATGGATGAATTAGTTGAGCAAGAGTTTGCAGACATTGACATTGATGCTGCATTCGCAGAGATGATAGAGGAACAAAATGACTAGACGTAATCCATACACAGTAATAGGTACACACTGTGAGTACGAAGTTAATTCAGCAAGTGACTTAATGAAACAAGCAGGACTTGATTGGAAGGTTACATTAGAAAATGTATTTATTAATGAAACCAATCCACTTGAAGTACCAGATAGATATGCAACAGTTAAGTGGACTAATACAGGGTGGACTGATACAGACCCTACACCACTAGCAATAGTAGGTTCACGATACAAAGTATTACAGAATGATGAGATCTTCTCATGCCTTGACGACATCGTTCAGAATAGTGATGCACGTTATGGTGCAGCAGGTGAACTCAAAGGTGGCAACGTAGTATGGGCAACCATTGAACTACCAGCTAACGTAACAGTTGGCGATGATCCACACAATGCATATGTAATTGCACGTACATCACATGATGGTAGCTTACCATTTCAGATGACACCAGTTGTTAATCGTATTGGATGTACCAATCAGATCAATGCAGCAATGATGAGTGGTAAAGCTAAAGGTATTTACTATCGTGTTAAGCATAGCCCCAACAGTAGTGTAAATGTAAATGATATTAGACAAGCATTCAGAATTATGAATGAGGATGTTGCTAAGTACGCAACAGTATCTACATACCTACGTTCAATTGAATTTAGTACAGATGAATTCAAGAACTTTATCAAGCGAGTGTATCCACTACCAAGCAAGATTGAGTTCTCACCATATGAGATGCTTGGTGCAGGTGAGCGTACATCTAAGACAAGAGTAGAACGTAATAGATTTAGTGCATTAAATGTATGGCTAGGTGAAACAGACACGCAGCATAACATTAAGAACACTAAGTTCGGTGCGTTTCAAGCTATTGTAGAAGCTACTGATCACTTCAGTAAAGACTATAGTAAGCAGGCTGGCAAGATGATTCTTGGTACAGACATAGCAGTTAAGTCACGTGCACTACAATTACTAGGAGTTAGCAATGGATCTTGATGATAATGTAATTGAAATTGTAGGATACAGAACAGAAGAACTAGAAGCAGATCACTTTGCTATCATGGGATACAGGGCTGACGTGTTACTAAGTCCAGATACATTAGAGTATTTACAAAAGATTAATGAAGTTGTTATGGAAGGTGAAGCTATGTGGTTCAAAAGTTTAACTACATGTAAGTAT